AGAAGTGTTTGGAACTGACTTTGGAATACATTGCCAAATACTTGAACACTCAGATCGTTATGTAATAGTTCAAGCAAAGATATTTGGCTACGATCCAGAAAGAATAATATCAAGCGGTATATCAAAACAATACAGAGACAAACCAGGCTATCTTTCTTCAGCAGAAAGTTTTGCCATATCACGAGCTTTATCATTCATGGGTATTCTTCTTGAAGATATAACTTCAAAGGAAGAGTATGAGGAATTAGATATTCCAGTACAACCTATGAATGGAAAAGATACTACATCAAACAATATAAATTATGATGATAGTATAATTAATGAACTGGTAAAGAAAGTTCACTACGCACCGCACACAGCGAAACTAGATTTCCTTTGGCGTGCCAACAGAGAACTACTTGATCAGATAAAAATAAAAGATCTCGCAACTTACAATTCAATTTTAAATAAATTTAATAGTAAGCGTGATGAGATCACAACTCAAAATGAGGTATAATAATGAACGACCAACCAAAGAATAAGATATATTTAAATCTTATTCCAAACGTAAATAAAAAAGCAGGCGACAATCAACCAGTAATGGTAGCACCTAATTCTCCAAAAGCTCCAGAAGGAAAGAATTGGAAGATGAATGTGAATATCAATGGTGATTGGTATGACTACTGTGCGTTTGATGGTACAGACATAGAAGGTAATCCAACAGGTGGATACACTGTGATCTTAACTAAGAAAGAAGCACAAGCAACAACAGGAGCAAATAAACAACCAGCATTTAAAGCTGGTGGATTCCAAAAGAAAGCGTTTACAAGTAACAAATCTTTTGGTAATCGCAATTACTAATAACAACTAATAATTGTTATTCATTCTACCCTTGGGGTTTTCATCGGCTGTTCTCAGCCACCCTTTCGTTGTCCCTGAGGGTAGAGTAAACAAATGAAAAGGATATACATGATTAACAAAGAAGACTTTATTGACATTGAAGAAAAGATACAAAAGAAAATAATTAAAGATCGCCAAGAAGATTATGGTGATTATGAAGAAAACTTTGCATTACTTGCTGAAATGTTTTCAATAATACTTTTTGATAAAATAAAACAAGCATTAACACCTGAGGATGTTGGTCATCTAATGATGTCATTAAAACTATATAGATGCACTAAGAAATACAAAGCTGATAGCTACGATGATCTAGCCATTTACTGTAAGATGACTAAGAATCTAAGGAACAAAAACAGTATTGCCAAAAAGGATAAATAGTGGTAAAGTTCCTTCGTAATAAGAACTGTGAATGTTCTTTTGTTTATACAGAAGAATTTGATAGTGCAGAAATTGCATCAGATCCAGCTGCCAAAGGTGTAGTGATTGATGTTAAGATTAGCAGTATTAAAACAGTTTTTACAACTATTAAACAGAAGGATGATTTAGTTGGACAAACTAAAGATTCGTCTGCAAAAGATGAGAGATCTACAAGAGATGCGACATCGCAAAGCTCTTGAGTTCTTTCATAAGTATCAAAAGAATCTAAATGATTCTAAAAGATTGATATTTAAAATTGAGCAGACAAAAGAAAAGATAATGGCATAAGTCATTATTGATATAACAACGAAAGACAACGTGAAGTTGTTTACAACTGAAAGGGATAGCTATGACACCAAAAGAATTTAAACGTGAAATCAAATTAAGATATTCATTTAATAGTTTTGCAAACTTAGATTTAAGAGAAAAGAAAATCTATCGTGCAGGATTTAGAACTGGATATAAATTAGCAAGAGAATATTTTAGAAATAGTTTTAGGCACAGGAAAACAGTTGTCAAAGAAGTGGTTAAGTATGTAACCATCAATGATGTTGTGGTCCCTGAGAATGTAAAAGAAATACTTGCAATCGTTGCCAATCAATTAAACATAGATGTGAATGAGATTATTGCACAAACTAGAGTTCAATCTGCTGTGATTGCACGATCCATATTAATAAATGTATTAAGAGATAAGTATGATATGCCATTCACAAAGATAGGTGTATTACTTGGTAACAGAGATCACACTACAATGATGCACCATGTTAAGATGAAAATTAACAAGCAGCATTTCTGGAAACCAGAGAATGTTATTTGGAATAGATATAAGTATGTGATGGATAACGTAAAGAATTAATCCTAACGAAGTTTAATCTTTGAAACCAGCTAATAAACTTTTGTAAGACTTCTTTGAAATTGTAGATTCAGATTTAGATCTAGATGTACCAGCTTTTTTTCTTTGGTTTATATTATAGTATAAACCTTTCTTAGCTATCTTACCTTCTTTAGTTTTGTGATAACCTTCTTTCATTATGATAACAACGACTTTCCTTTTTTCTTTACACCTTTGATTGTACCTTTATTCTCTGAAGCATAGAATACAGCTTTACCTTTTTCTTTACCATATTCTTTTTGCATCGCTGCTAAAATCTTTTTACCTTTAACATTAAGTGGCATATTAACAAATAAGTTTATTTGATTTAGAACAATTATCAGATGGCGTTAGGTATTGCAAGTTCCATTCAACGTGTAATCCGCATACGTTTTTACCTTGTAATGGTACAATATGATCTACATGATAACCTTTGGGACAATTTTTATATATCTCTTTTATCTTTTTAAGATTAGCAAACTTAGGTGTAGCTTTTAATTCTGATGCTCTTCTTTTTGCTTTATTGGCTCTTCTAATATGAGGATTATTTAAATTATATTCTTTTACTTTATCTTTTATATTTTTTTTATTATTTAAATAATATTTTAATTGATATTTTTTTATATTGTTTTTATTTTCTAAATTATATAACTTATTTATTTCTTTAAATTTTTCTATATTTTTTAAATAATATAATCTATTTGTTTTTATTCTTTTATCTTTATTATTTAAACGATATAATCTTTTTGCTTCTTTTATTTTATCTTTATTATTTAAATAATGTAATCTTCTTTTTTCTTTTATTTTTTCTTTATTATTAAAATAATATATTTTATTTTTTGCTAGATGATCTTCTTTATTTTTATATGCCATATTATTCTGTTTGATATTTATGCTTACACTTCTTAGTCTTTAAATAATCAATATACATTTGCATACGCTTTTCGCTATCTTGATTAGCCACTGGTCTTTCTTTTAAATTGTTTTGTCTTGTTGTTTCTGACTCTTCATAGCACTTAGTATGCTGACAAGTTCTATCTGCAAAGATAACAAATGAATCTGTATTGATAACTTCTATGTTACAAGATTTACAAAAGCCTACACTTTTCAATATAAACTTTTTCTTAGCCATTATTTCTTTTTGTGTCTTGCAGCGAAAGCTCTGGCTTCTTCTTTGTTACTAAATCCCCATGCACGCAATGCCAATTTCAAACGTGTTGGCTTACCAGATTTAGAAAGTAAAGATCCAGCCATGCCACCGAATCTTGCAGCAAAAGAAACTCGTCTTGGATTAACACCAGATTTTATCGGAGCTTTTAAGTTTGAACCCTCTTTACGATTGTAGTAAGCACGACCAGCAGCGTTTAATCCACCGCTTGGATTTTGATACATTTTTTTAACCATTATAATTTCTCTCTAAATGGGTTGTAGTCATTTTCATTTATCTTAACACACTTACATTGATTCAGTAAAGAACAGAATCCTCTTGATAACCAAAAAATACATTTGCTAATTTTAGTTTTAATCATATAAACTTCTTTGATTTTTTTATAACCTTTTTAAATTTTACTATACGTCTTTTCTTTTTAACAGGCTCACCAACTAACCAGTTACTTAACTTGATTAATAATAATTGTATCATACCCTACCTTGACCAACGTATGGTTTATAAGTCTTGTGTTTATTTACACGCTTAGTGTGTCTACCTCTTCGTTTCTTTGGTGGTTTACGAATGTGTTTATTTTCTAAGTGCTTTTTTGCCATTCTTCTTCTTTAGTTTAATCTTAACATTAGATCCTTGCTGTGCAAGTAATGTAGGTTTCTTTTTAGAATACGCCTGAGCAAACATTGTAACTATATCATCACTCATTTTTTAAACATATCTATTGTCGGCTTTAATCCATAAATCGCACCGAAGATACCAACGATTAACCATTGATACCAACTAGGGAATCTTCCAAAGTAATCAAAGAATAAATCTAATTTAGTTTTGATATTAACATCATCACTAATGATGGCATAAGATAATACAATAATTGGAATACATACTATGATTAAAACAAATTCATCTTTCCATGATTTGTCTTGTTGGTCGTAAACATCTCTTTGATATTCAATTTCACCTTTAGCCATACGTTCATAGTATCTACGTTCAGCTTCTGATTCTAATAGTTCTGATTGCTTATGATTTTTATAAATCTCAGCACCAGTTTTAACTACTGTAGGTATTACACTCCACCACATATTAATAACAACTTCTCATTAAGTTAGACAGCTCTTCACATCTAGATGGTGTCTGTCTATACCATGCTGAATTTAACATCTCATCAGCAGCTTTACTATATTCATTATTCTTTAAAGCATCAAACATTTTTTTAAACTTAGATACTCCAGTCTTTCCTAATTGAAATACCATTTCAATAATTACTTCTTTCGCAACCAATGCAATGTTATATCCTTTTAATAACTCTTCAGCACCTTGCACAGCTTTATTAAAATCCTTTTCAAATAATGCTTCTAATATATCTTTGTCATAGATAACTCCTTCAACAAAGTCATCTTCTTCTGTAAGCAAATGACCATAGCCAATGGTAGCTTTACCTAATGAATCTAAATAAACTTTGGCTAAGAATCCTTCGTGTTTTTTTATTCTACTTTTTAAATCTTCGTACATATTTACCTTTCAGTTATTTAACTACTATTCTACCATCTTCATAAACATATACAATTCTAACATTCATATTCTTTTGTATTTTAGATGGAGTTCTATTTATACGATCATT